CTTTGGTTTACATCAGATTGTATTTCATTAATCATAAATACTTTTTTACCATCAGGTGTAAATCTTGTATCAAATCTTACGTGATAAATGTTGTTAGTTTTATTACCTAACACATCAGAAAAGTGACCACCTGTATTAAAAGGTGATTGGTTTGTTGGAATTTCTTCTGGTAATGTAAATATTGTTTCTCTGTAATCTTTACCGCCTTGAAGAGTATAATTACTTTCACCACTGTAGTATGTTTTAGAAGTCTGGAGAGGTCCAGCTTTATTATTTATTTCACCAATTGCTTTGTTTAATGATTTTCTAGCTTCCATTGGTATTACTGGATCTTTTATGAGATTATTTAAATCTCGCAGTTGTGATTTACTTATAGTACCATCAAATTTTAAATTATATTCAATATCGTCTAGTTTTGTAAAAATTTCATTATCCGTATCAAATTTATATTTGGCTTTTAAATCTGCTAAAGTTTTTCTTGCATTCTTTACAGACACATCAAATGCCTCCTGAGCACCTTTGTTAACACCAAGCTCTATAGGTCTTAATCTATTGATAGGATTTAATTTAATCATAGCACCAACTTCGTTGGCATCTAATTTTAAACCAAACTTTTTAGCAGCAAATAACAATCCGCCTGTAAGATCTCCAGCATCATTGAATAAGGCTAGATTGGAATCGAACAATTCTTCTTTTGATATATTAACTTCTTTACCTGCAAAGGGTCCTGAATCATATTTAAATCTTTTCTGATCTCTTACAGTTTTTTGTGCAGGTTTACCAAATATTTTAAAGTTAACTTTTCTTGTAGATGTTAAATGATCTAGCCATTCATCAGCTGTGTAGGTACCTCTACCTTTTCTCATAACCCAATCATAAGTTGATGATCCAAAGGATGGAGCAATCTTATCACCCATTTGTAAAGGGTTAGTTTTTTTTAAAACAACTGGTGGATTTCTTATTTCACGAATAGCTAACTCTTGTCCCTGTTCCGTTGTCGATGGTTTGGGAGTATATGTTATTTGTTTCTGTTGTTGTCCGGTGGTCGGTGTTGCTGAAGGTTTTCTCGCCTTTAGTAGTTCCTTCCCTGCCTGTAATAAACTACGTAGGGACATAGTCCCTCCTAATACATTTTTGTAGGTTTGTTTCTACCTAGTTTGCATTTTACTTTTACAGATGTTCCTGACTTGTAACCCATAGGTTTCATCATCATTCCACCACCCATTTTACCCATAACTTTTTTACTCATCTGTTTACCTAAACCAGTAGGAGTTAAAGATTGAGCTACTTTTCCAACATCTGCAGGTATCATTGGTTTTCTTTCAGGTGGTTTAATATAACTAGGTCTTCTTTTTCTTACACGAATACGTCTTTTAAATCTATCAACAGCTGTCATAAGTTGACTTTTTCTTTCCCCAGCTGTTCCAGTGTCAGCACCACCACCTTTGGTATAACCCATAGGCTTTTTCATCATGCCACCACCCATTTTTTTATTTTTTTTCTCAGACATTTTTCTACCAATAGTTTGTCCAAGTTTAGCAGCACCTGCTCCTGCTACACCAAGAGCTGCAATAGCAGCACCTATTCTACCGCCTTTACCAATTAAAGATTTAGCACCACCTAATTTTTTTCTTCTTTCTAAAAACGAATCACCCTTTTTTCTTGAGTTCCCAAGAATCAACGTGCCAGAACCTTTACCACCAGCTAATGGTTTTACAGAACCAATCGGTTTTGTAGGATCTTTTTTCAAAGGAACTAACTTTCCTCTTTTGGCTTTCATAGGAGCTTTACCTTGACCTCTAAGTATTTTAAAATCTTCAGAGTCAATTCTGTTATTATTATTTTTGTCTAACTTCTTTTGGTTTCCTTTAAGACCACCTTTTTTCATTCCATACTCCTTTAACTTAATTCTTTGTTCTCTTTGTTGAGCTTTTTTTTCATCTCTTCTTTCAGTAGGGCTTTTAGGTTCGTCTGCTTTTTTTGAACCTTTACTAGCACCAAGAAGTCCAGGAGCAGGTTTAGCCATAGCTTGTGTTTGTTGTTTTGCTTGTTCGTCTCTGTCTTTTTTAACCATTCTTAAAGGCATACTAGCTCCTAATAATATTTATATTCTTTTTCTAATTTCATTGGTGGGTCGTCCCAATCGTCCGAGTACGTAGAAACAAATCCACCTTGTCGATATCTTAA